ACTGCTCGCAATCACATAAAAGATTATCATACCACTGATAATTTTGTACTGGGAGGAGATATGAAGTTTTGCGAACTTGCTAGGAATGTAATTCAGTCCGGCAATGTCATGAACAAAAATTTTATAATGACTGACATAAAAAGTGCTAGTTTGTTCAAATATATGATGAACAGTTACCTTGCCACTAAAGTAACTTTTATGAATGAATTTAAAAAGTTGGCAGATTTGGAAGAAGTCGATTGGCGCGGAATAAAAGAACTGGCTAGACACGATTATCGCATCGGAACAACACACATGGATGTGCCTGGACCAGATGGCGGATATGGTTGGGGTGGCGCATGTTTTCCCAAGGATATTGCGGCTATACAGATGGAGGCTTCGGACTTGGGTACAGAATTAGAATTGCTAGGCAGAGTAGAAGACATTAATAAAAAACATAGGAAATTATCATGACTGAAGAAGCACAATATGACGAATTTGTTAAACGTATAGAAGAACGTTTCCCTAATATGTTCTCTAAACGATACGGTGGTATTGCTGTGGGTGCAGGATGGTGGCCTATTATTGAATCGCTGTGTGCTAATATTCAAAGCCGTATCGATTGGTGGAACAAAAATCACGAAAAGAATCCTGTCATCGAACAAGTTGTTGTAGAACAGATCAAAGAAAAGTTTGGCGGTCTACGATTCTACTATCAAGGTGGTGACGATGAGATCAGCGGCATGGTGCGTATGGCCGAAGCATGGGCTAGTCATGCCTGCGAAGAATGTGGAGCACCCGGTAAGAGTCGTGATGGTGGATGGATTAAAACACTCTGCGACAAACATGAAGAAGAACGACAAGAACGTCTTCGTTCAAGAGAAATGAAAATATCAGGATTTGAAGAATGAATAAACGAATTCGAGAACTTTGGTCACAGGCCGGAGGTCGCTATGATAGCGGCAATCAGCACACTTGGCCCGAGTATACTATTGATGATCCTGAAAAGTTCGCCCTCCTGCTGATGCGTGAAATTGCGATGGTTCAAATCACACATCAAGCCGGCATGGACCTGGAGAATAAAAAAATGGATGACCCTGCAAAAGAATTGAATTACGCCGTGATTGAACATTTCGGAGTTGAAGAATGAAGGGCAATCTAGTTCACTGTTATATTACTGGATTCAAGTTCGACAACATCTACGGTGGTAAGACTGATGACTGTTCTCGTAGCATCACACATATGACCTATCTGGATCCAGTGACAGCACAGAAGTTTCCAATGATTAGAAATATGTGGAAACTTAGCGATCATGCACGATCCTATGGATACTTTGACACGCTGGCGGAAGCACAAGCAGAAGCACAGCGCATTTGGCCTAGTTGCGGATTCAAGACACCGGAAGAATTTAGAGCAGAGGAGTGTGAAGAATGACTGAGGGTGAGCGGGCAGGCCGTTGGGCTATCGTATATCTACTGATGGTAGGTGCGGCCGCCTATTTCACTATCTTTATGATCGTTTTTAGTTTTGTTAAGAAATGGTTTTGGAGTTAAATGATGAGTCGAGCAAAACATAAACCCTATCAGTGGATCGATGGTGAAACTGCGGATCGTATTACCAGTCTTAATTTAAAAGACTATCGTGCTTATCTTAAAAAAGAATTGCGCGAATGGAAAAAGAATCCCAAGACTGACGAGAATCCAAACGGTTACTGGATGCATCCAGAAGATGTATCAGGCAATCTACTTAGAATTCAAGCGCTAGATCTCATCATCAAAGATTTTATTGAAACATCTGATGAAATAAAATGATGAATGATAGACCTCCTATAGGTATGCCTGGTGGTGATGCAAAGCCTCCTGTAGGAACTTACAAACATCAATATCAAGTAATTGATGACCGTGTACATGAAATTAAAAATGTAGTAGTGCATACTTTTAACATGGGCGATGTAGAGGATCCAGATTTATATGCCGCTGAGCCTTTACTGAAATGGCAGAACAGCGAGTGCGGTTCTTGGGTAATGAGTCATAGTTTGGAACAACCCATGTGGCATAGACATGCCGATCCAATGAGTTATGGTTACAAATATGCCATCACTGCAAAACTCCTAGCCAAAGATTACACATACTGGAGTTTAAAGTGGGGATCAGTAATTGACAATAAACAGTTTTAGTGCTATAATAACAGTATGAAAATCCAAATTGTATCAGACCTACATTTAGAATTTGAAGATATCTTTATCAAGAATGAACTTGGTGCAGATGTCCTAGTACTCAGTGGCGATATCTGCGTCACGCAGGATCTCCACGATCATCCGCCTGTGCATCCAATGGATCCTACAGTGATTCCAAATTTAGGACGTAGGCAAGCGGCTGCTCAAAGATATAGAGATTTCTTTAAGCGTTGTAGTTTTCAGTTTCCTCATGTTATCTATATCATGGGCAATCATGAACACTACCATGGAAAGTTCGATCTCAGTGCTTCTTATATTCAAGATTCTTTAGATTCCATGGGACTCAATAACGTCTACTTGTTAGACAAGGGTACCAAGCAAATTGAAGATGTAACATTCATCGGAGGCACGATGTGGACTGACTGCAACAAAGCAGACAGCCTGACACTGTATCATCTTGAGAATGCCATGAATGATTTCAGATTAATTCGAGTGGCCAAAGAAAACTTTAGAAAGTTTTTACCCTCTCGCACTGTCAACGAACATCGACGAACTTTGGAATACTTCAAGTCGGTAATGCTGGGCTTGCCGCAAGATGCTAAGGTGGTTATTTGTAGTCATCATGCTCCTAGTAATTTGAGTATTCATGAGTATTACAAAAACGACCATTTGATGAATGGTGGATACGCCAGTGACTTGAGTGAATACATTTTAGATCACGACCGTATCAAATTGTGGACACACGGTCACATGCATCAGTGCTTTGACTACACCATAGGCAGTACCCGTGTTGTGTGCAACCCAAGAGGGTACAATGATGAAAACCCCGATTTTAACCCTAACTTTATTGTAGAAATTTAATATGAAAATTGGTCTTAGTTATAGTCGCTGTGTTCGAGATATTGTAGATGGCAAAGTCGACATCGACGATGTTCTTGTTATTATTGCTCGAACTAATTTTGATCCACGTGATGACGAGCAGTGGCAGGGTATTTGGCAAGGATATGCCGGAGGATCTGATTCAAATTTGATGCGAGGATTCTTTGGAGGCGCTAATCCAGAATGGTGTGGATATGGAGACGAACGAGAATCAGAATTCCGTGATGTCAGTATCGATCTTATGACTAGTGGTAGGCTACATCAGCCTCGACAGTTTGGTGCTCATCCGAGTCGTCGGCCAGAAATCTGGCTGGAAACAGTATTGCCCGATGAGGAACTTAATAAGAATCCGGCGGCCAAAGCCGCTTGGGACAAGTTTCAAACGGTTGCAGGGTTGACCAATGTCGGCCTTGACAAGGAGTATCGATGATTCATATGTATAAACTTTCATGGACACAACCTTATTATGGGTGGCAGGAGTGGCGCCTTCAGGAAATTGAAAAACAATTATCCCATGGTGATTTTACCGAAGCAAAACTAGCAATAGCAAAGGTAATGTCACTATGATCAAAGGCATAACACAGTCAGGAAGATACACAATAGTGTCTGGTGGGACTTCAGCGAACCCTTATATCAGTCCCGGTGCTGCCGGTGCTGGTATGCTTCGTTGGAATCCCAATACGAATACCATGGAAGTAAACGATGGTAATATGTGGAGATCTATTGAGGCAAACTATGCTAGTGTTGGACTTACACCTGAAGCAGAAAGTTTGCTAGACTGGGCTAGACAAAAACGACAGGAAGAGCAGACCATGGCAGAGATGATGGAAAAGTACCCTGCACTTAAAAAGGCTAGGGATAATTATGAACTTATTTGGAATATAGTTAAAGATGAGCAACATAAAGACACGCTTTGAAAACACTTGTGAAATTAAACAAGCAAATTCTGGAAAGACAGTGACCGCAGAAATCATGGACTTCAACGAAGGTCGCAATCTAACTGTGGTTTTAAACAAGAGTGTTAAACTGTTAATGAATTGGAATGGCAGAGCCTATGAAGGGCGCATGGCTGGAATAGACTTTGTCAGCAATGGTCCACGCGGTCAACGATATTCGGAAGGAAGATAATGAATGTTACTATCGATGAAGTAGTAGAAGATATTTTTAGTTCTACTTATAAAGAAAAAGAATCAGAGTTTAAAGAAGACCCGTTGGTGTTGTCTGTATCTTTAAAAGATTTAATGGATCAAAATCCTGGCAGTTACTATTCTTTAGAAGATCTTCGTGTGTTTGAAAACGTCAACGACAACATCAGAGATCACGCAGAACAAGTTAGAAAATACTATGGTAAGAAATATTTTTGGAATAATCTTACTAATAACGGGTCTCTTAGTGATTTCAGGGGAAGGGTTAGTTATCTTTTAGAAAATCGTATTCGTACCTGTAAGGACAAAGATGCAGGTATATACTACAAACTTCCTTATTTT